CCAGCTCCAGCTCCAGCTCCAGCACCAGCTCCAGCTCCAGCACCAGCTCCAGCACCAGCTCCAGCTCCAGCTCCAGCTCCAGCTCCAGCTCCAGCACCAGCTAAAAAAGCTGCTACACCAAAGAAAACACCAGCTAAAAAAGCAGCCGCTACTCCAAAGAAAACACCAGCTAAAAAGTCGGCTGCATCTGCATAGGCACCGGTTGTGAAACCTTGCGATTTAGTAAGTAATAACCACCCCCCATAAACATTAAAAATATAAAAAGGTACATTAATGGAATTTTCTTTCTTTTTTCTTTTTCCATTTTTTCAATATCATTCTTATCTGGAAGTTTTTCGACATTTATGTTGAGTTCATCTATCTTACCGATAAGTTTATGCAAAGCCTCGAGAATCTGAACTTCTCTATTTATAGGTTTTTCTTTTACATCTACAGTTGTTATTTCAAGAACCATATACCACTCTGCATCAGGTTGTAAAGTAACGTAATCAGTGTCTTCCTGATACTCGTATAATTCAAAATTTAGTTTCTGTATAGATATGGGATTAAATAAGTTTGTTTGTCTTTGAAACCCTTTCCATTGTTTATCCCTAATGATAGTATGCGAACCATGGTTGAAATGTCTTTCTAATGGTACTCTGGCTAAAATCTGTCCATGTCTTTCATCGAGTATTTGTGCTCTTTTTGGTATATCTTCACATATAATATCAACGTATTTTGCAACGCTACTTACATGTGAATCAGAGTTCTGATTATCTTGACCAACCTGTGTGATATAAAAATCAACTGGTTTCAGTCCACATACCTGTGACATTTCTTCTAAATGTAAATTTGATTCAAGTGTTAGATCTATAGAAAATGTATTATTTGAACCATTTACATATTTTGAATCTATTATAATGTATTGTACTTTTTTGGGTAAGTCCTGGAGTGAAACCATCTTGTATTTACAATATAAAAAAATAAACATAAATAATAACATGTTTTCGTTTTACTCTAGTATATCTCGCTTATTGGGTTCAAATACACAAACACTAAAATCAACGGAGTCTCATGTATCATTACATCCTAATATGATGTTATCATCGGAATTTTCGAGTAATAAAATTATATCAAAAAACGACAGTGGCGAAACTATTATTTTAGAATATTTAAAGCATGACAAAACATTCGATAAATATAGTCCTAAGTTTTTTAAATATAAATAAAGATTTAATAAACTTAATATACAAATGAAATGGACGACTATATCGCCTTACACACATACGACTATAAACTCTCTTTTTGTCAAGCGACAAACGAACTCCCGGGTGACATGCAAAGACTTGTATGGGAAAAACTTAATACGTACGAATCATGTGATCTCGTGTGTCCAGGAGCCCCTCAACGAGCCTCCAGAAATACACGATTCTCAAAAGAGAGAATCGAAACTCTGGTTAACCGATGGAGAGAAAAATGGGGCGAACCTACTCCGTGAAAGTATGAATACACTTGCACGTGAACAAATGTGTTTTAATGATTACGAGCGTGGTGAATATGATTCATATTCACTCGTACTTTATAAACTACTTCTCGATGACCTTAAACACCAAAGACGCGAATTACAATATTCTAATATTTTCGGTGATAAATGGCGAAAAACACCTACTAATAAAAGTAATTTATTAAATATTCATAGACGTATATATGAAGTTGAGAAGAGCTGTAAAGATTTTATAAAAAAGGAACGCGCATTTAAGAAAAAGTATTTTCAAGATGAAAATTACATTATTAAAGGTATAGATGTAGAGTAAATAAATTGTAATATGTTAAATATAATAAATCCTGCACAAAAAACACTTAGAATATCGTGTCCAACTAAAAGAAAAGAGGGTATATCTGAGTACGAACATATTAAGACGAAGATTAAAAAATCAACACTGAAATATGGTGTAGCTATTTCGACGTATAACTTCATTTTTCATACACCAGTCGATGGTATATCTGCTATTATGGGTACTGTAGCTTCTTGTATATATGTAGATTCACTGTCTACGTATGTTGATAATATTGAAAGAATACCCGGTTTGAATAAAAGATTATTGTTACCGACATGCTTGGCATTAGCTGAATCAATGTGGAATTCTAATGATTTACCGTTTGATTTTAATATGGGTGCAACTTTATTTGGATTTTTGGCGTATAAAATGGCTTTTTATCAAATTGTAGCTGAAGAGTTATTAATGAACGACGATGACCTAAGTGGGATCGACGAAATATAAAAAAATAAACAAAAAAAAACAAAAATGTCTTTATTCTTTAATCTTTTAAAAACACACACTGAAATTGTTCAACTCAAAGATATGAACGAAGTCATGTCTAATGCCTTGGGTTTATTCGAACCTATCGACGTTGAAGTTTTTGCTCTTAAACCCAAAGAAGGTTTTCCGACTGAACTTGGTAATAATACGTATCTCGGTTATGTTTGTTTGAGTAAAGTTTGTGATAGAGAGGATATTCGAATGATTCAATTTTATCACGAAAATAAGGGGTGTGAAGAAATTACATTACCTTTTTTAAATATGCTTGTGGATAATTTATCTCCTAAAGATGGAACAATGATAAATCACAAGGAAATGATAATTGTACCTTATGTTATCAGATCAGAAAGACGTATGTGGACTAAATATATGAAGAGATATTTTGAAGATATCGAATCCGGTGAAAAGTTTTTCTTAAAAAACAAAATACCGGAAAATGTTGATTGGGAATGTCTTTTACAAACGTTACCAAAAACAAAAATGGAAATTTAATCATACTTAAAAAATATAGACCTTTTAATGATATAACATGTCTAACAATCTTACACACGAACTTTTAAAAAACTGTACCTCGCTCGTAAAACTTTCTCACCTTAATGATTTATGTAGTAATTTGAACAATAAAAGCTGTAATGTCTATGGTTTGCGTGCAGAATTTGGATACCCCGAACATCTTATTCCTTCCAATAATAAAAATTATATCGCTTACATGGGAGTTTCAAAGAAAAAAATTGAAACAAGTTATGGACAGGCGCATTTTACAACGTTTTCCTATGAACCTAAAATAAATGTTTGTGAATCTCCTGTCGGTGTTTTAGAGCACATGTATGATATTTACGTAGAAGAAACCATGGAAACTCTTTATAGAAATAAGTATAGAGAAGGTGAAAATTATTCGATTGAACTTTTTCCTTCTAAAATCGAATACAAAGATATTGGGTATTGGAGATGGTTATTTCAAGAAGATTGGGGTATTTATGATAAAATTTCAATGGAGGACTTTATTGATGATTATGAAATTAAGAGTCATGTAAATTGGGATAATCTTTATGATATTCTTCCTAATAATATAGACGATGTAAACCGTACAAACGAATACTCAAGTGATGAAGAAAGTGAAATGTTGTCTGAATCTGAAACTGAAGTTGAAGAAGGTGAAATTGTAAGTGAATCGGAGTCCTAAGTTGAAATATAAAAATATAAAAACATAAAAAAATGCGACCAAATTGTTGCTACCAACCCTGTTATTGTAGAGCTGGTAAGAACGGATTCTGTTTAAAACACAACGAAATTGCTGAAGTAATTGAAGCCTTACTTTTATTAAAAAATGAAGGAAACAACAAAGGAAAAGTATCCGGAACTGTACAAAATAAATAAGCACATGGTGAGTGTTTATAAAGAAAGAGATTATTGGAAAGAAAAGTACATATTTCTGAAAGATGAATTTGATATTTATAAGATTGAAAAAATAGAAGAAAATTCAAAAAAAATAATTAAAAAAAATATAAGTTTTACGAAACGAAAAAATGTAACACAGTCGGTCAGAAATTATGCTATTGCCGCTAGATCTGAAGAACTGGATATTAAAAACGTTTTTACTTATAAAAAACTCTTATATCTCGATCCGTGCGTGTCAAACGAGACTGAATTTTACAGGTCATATCTAGAAGAATTCCATTTAAAAAATAGAAAGTTTTAATATATACTATGACAACTACTACTCTACAAAAAATCATGAGCTTAGTTGATAATCACTCAGACGAAATACCTGAAGGTGATTATTTAGAAATTTGTAATACACTCCGTGATATTTCTAGAAATACTCGACGTGTTCGTACTTTACCAGTTAGATTAAGAGAAAACCCATTAGATACGATAGTTACTAAGTGTATGGGTTTCGTCCGCGAGCGAAGGAGAATAAAGCGAGCCTTAAAAACGTGTAAAAAAAGATACCGTGTAACTAAAACTATTAAAAGCGAAGCACTCGAGGCATATTGTAACGCTTTAGACCTACCCCTTTGTGAAACTGTAGAAGAATTACAAGAACTTGGATACGCGAGTAATTCACACGATTTTTTTTTAGAATATTTAAGTTTTTCGAATGAATATAGACAGTGTCAAAGAGAAGCATATATACGTAATCTCGATTCCATTGAAAATGAAATGGAAATTGTAACTTCATTTATGCGTGTAAATCAGGGTATTATAGATACTTTTTATGAAATAAATCTAGACGTGAGTAACCTAAGTTAATTTTAATTTATTTTTTTTTAAAGAATATAAAAATGGAAGATCTTACTAATTTAATGCGTTTGATTGATTTAAATTCGACTAATATATCTGAAGGTCATTACCTTGAGATGTGTAATTCGATAAAAAAAATCCATGATATTATTTCACCCTCAAATTCAAGTTATGATTCGGAATCTGAAGATGATGATACTAATACTTTTATGTTGAGAGAAGTGATGAGTGATAGTACACTCAATTTCCCACCTGTTCCATTTGTACCTATACGAACAGAAAGGGGAAATAGATATAGATATTACGAACATGAATTACAGGATGCAGATGCAGATGCACCTTCAAATCAAATAAATGATGAAAACGATGATTTTCTCCTAGCAACACCTGACGAGGAAAATGAACTCCGTGATTTTGCTCTTGATAGAGCACATGGTTGGGAAAACGATCGAGAGGCGTTTGAAAATGATATGAGAATTCTTGAACAGGCGCAGAGAGAACACGATGAAAACGAATTACAAAAAATTAGACAACAAATTAGAGATACGGAGAAACTTATTACTAAAACAAAACCGAGACAAAGAATAACTGAAACTGTTCGAAAAGCTGCTATAAAAGAACGCGCGAACGAGATTGGTATTCGGTTAAGAAGATATACTTTGGGATGTTTATTGGATGCAGGACACGACGTTGGTAACGCACGAGCTTTTTTCAAAAATTATTTGAATGATTATAACGAGGATATTGAATATAAACTGAAAGAATTGAATGATACCTTAGAAGATCTTATCGATAAAGGGCAGACTCTTCTAAGAAACATGAGTATTAATATGGAAATAGACTAATTTTAATTAAAATATCATTTTACACCATTTTTCGTTAATATTACCGAATGGCGAATACTCAAAAAGTAAATGTATGAGTGCGCCTGATATTATAAGTACACCCGTTCCCTTGTATACATATTTCGTAAGACCCATAACTAAAACCTGTAACATGACACCAATGAGGAGTGCCTCTAATAATACTGAAGTAACAGCCCGCATTTTTTTATAATAGTATAATATAAAAAAATGGATGGTCAAGATTATGGTATTATATTAGCACTCCTAGGCATGATTGGTGCGTTTGTATATTTTATAACCAGTCGCAAATCAGGGTACGTAATAGAAGAAAAATAATAATTAAATTTT